CTCCAACTGATGTTGCCTTTTTCTGTTCATTACAATTACAGATGTATATTCACTTAAAAGAATTTTATCCAAAATTAAAACTTGGTTCATATACTCATGTCTCTAATTCATATCACATATACGATAAGCATTATGATATTTCTTCTAAAATGTTAGATTTTGAATTTAAACCGGAATCATTACCATTACCTATTACTAATTTAATAGAGATAGATGGAACTCCAAGTTCAAATTTAATAACCATATTTGAGTCAATAAGTAGTGAAGATAAACAATATCTGATTTTCCAAGACGGCAATAGTCTAATTAAATGGATTTATAAAAATATTTCAAAAATTAAAAAATGATACTTGCTCGTAAGTACTCAAGTAGACAACACAGGTTTGACCAAACCTATATCTCTATGGCAGAGTCATGGTCACAATTATCACATGCTAACCGTAAAAAAGTTGGAGCCCTAATTGTTAAAGATAATTCAATTATTTCAGATGGATATAATGGTACGCCTGCTGGTTTTGAAAATGAATGCGAAGAGGTTATTAATAATGAAGATGGCTCATTTAAAGAATATAAAACAAAATGGTATGTTTTACATGCCGAAGCAAATGCAATTTTAAAGGTTGCTAAATCAACCCAAAGTTGTAATGGCTCTACTCTCTATGTAACATACTCTCCGTGTACTGACTGTAGTAAATTAATTATGCAAGCTGGAATTACCAGAGTTGTATATTTAGAAGAATACCGTGATACCAACGGATTAGACTTTTTGCGGAGAGCAGGAGTTGAAGTTAAAAAAATCGACATAAATGATCGATAACACAGATAGATCACTCGAAATAGTTTTCGTTAGGGATTTAAAACAGTTTGTACATGCACTAAACAAAAAAGGAAAATCAGATTATCTTCTTAATGTAACTAAAATTATACGTGAAAAGTTTGAACAAGATATTGTTGTTCCAAATAAAATTCAATCGTTTTTAATAAATTATGAAATTAAGAAATTAATAGATAAAGCCGTAAATGTTAGAAACCGTAAATATAGTAGGATAATTTATATTAATTCAAATATTTCTCCAAATACAATATTAAATACCTTAGATTTTTTAATAGGAGCCTATCCTGAAGTGATATTTGATCCAAGTTTAATTGATTTAGACGGAGATTTAGAAAATATTCCAAACATTAAAACCATAAAAAAAAGGCAATGATTTTAACTAAAAAAAGCAGAAATATAATATCTCTGCTTTAATATAAAACTATTTTTTAGTTAAAATTATTCTTCACCATTAAAATTTTCTTCATCTTCTTCAGCACATTTCTTTTCGATTGCTGCACATAATAAGTCACAAACTTCAGATTTTTCCATTTCCATAGTTTCGCAAATATTAGTAATCATAGTTTGAAGTTCATCTCCAAATTCTTCTAATAATTTATCTAATTGCTCTTCATCTACTTCATATCCTAAATCTACTGATTCTTCGTCAGCCATTGCATCATTATCTTCTTCTAAATAAGTTTCATTGTTAAATTCTTCTTCTTCTTCATCTTCTTCAGCAACCATCTTGCCCTTTGTCATACCGCCAGTTGGATTCATATCATTTGGATCAAATTCTTCTTCTTCAGTTGACATATAGTTTTCATTAATAAATTCTTCGAATCTAATAATAGTTCCTTCTTCTATTGCATCTATTACTGCAATTGTTGTTGTTGCATACATGGGTTCATATGATTTTTTCTTTGCTGTTCTATATATAATATCACTCGTAAATCCTTTCCAGGCAGAGTCATAATTTGGATTGAAACGACCTCCTTCAGCATCAGGATTACGCTCAACAATTCGTTGATATTCTTTTAATTTAGTGTTCTTAGATTTATTAAAATCAGCCTTTTCATTGGGACCACCAAAAGCCGGTTTCTTTATATCTGACCAATTATCCATAGATGGATTATCTCGGCGCTTTACGTTAAACATTTCCATTTTTATATAAATGTTTTTTATTGACCTACTCGAGTTTCAACATATCTGTCTGCAATAAACGGTACAGTTAATGATGCTATACTAGTAGCTCCGTCTAATGAATAGTCTAGTGTATTCTCATTAAATTTAGTTGTATCTAAAAATACTGGAGCAAATACAAATTCTCTAAATATTGCACCAGTTCGGTTAAACATTGTAACCTGTACAGAAGCAGCATCAGCTGATGTTCCTGCATAGTCTACTTTTAAACCTTGTTGACCGGTCATTGGATTATAGATTAAATCTGCCCATGCCCTAAATGCATTATAGATATAATTATCATTTGTGTTATTTAAGTTTAGTTCAAAGTCAATTGTAAATTTATGAAGAGTAGTAGATGGCCTAGCTGCGGCATATGCTCTTTCTGCAAATTTATATCTTTGTGTAACAATTGCACCACCTGCGTTACCTGCAAGTTCAGGAAGAGGTCCAACTTTTTTAACATGTTCTAGTGTTAAATTAGATGCCCATCCTGCTTTAGCCTTAATTGCGGGCGGCGGAGTTATAATTACCTCAAATTGATTAAGGTAAACTGGCTCATACCTTGCGGGGCCAGCGGTTGAATTTTTAAAATGAGGTAGACCTGCCATCTTGTCTTATTTTTTATAGTTATTTATTAGCGAACTTTGCTAATTATTAAGTAGTTACTTTTTTATTAACTGTAACTGGCTCATCAAGCCCTTTGTCTTTTAACTGCTTCTTATATTTTTCAAGATCCTTTTTTAATTCAGCTAACTTAGTTTGATTCTTAGTGAGTGCAATTTTACTAACATAAGTTTCTTTCTCAGTATTTGGAGTTACCATATTTTCTCCAGCCTTAAATGTTAACTGAATTGATGGAATTATTTGTACTAATAAATTTTCATTTATTGATTCCGTTTCTATATTAAATTTTTCAAAATTAAATCTATGAGTTTCACTAAATAAACCACTTAATTGTACCGTTGCCCAAATTCTTGAACTATTATCTAAGGTTTCTTCAATTTCTTTTTTAACTCCCATATTATTAGATAATTTATGGTTAATTGTTAAATTTCGGTTATCTGCACTTGCATCAATAAATCTTAATTTATCCCCATGCACAATTACCGTATAAGAAAATCCTTCACTGGGCGATTTAGGTGACTCGGGCTTAACTTTAGGTTCTTCAATAGTAGTAACTTCATCTTGTGTACTATCATTCTCTGGTTTAATTTCAGGGATATTATTGGTATCGAGCGGTTTATTATTTACCGTATTTTCTTCAGTTACTTGATCCTTTGACTTATATAATTCGGTTAATTCAGTATTAATAACTGCATTAATTCTTTTTAATAAACCTATAATTTTGTCTGCTGTTGAATATGTAAAATAGGTAGAAAGACCAGATGCACTAACAAACTCTAAGTCTGGATAAACATCACTTCCATGAAGTTCAATAACCTGATTTTCTTGATCCCATACTGCCTGCATTCCATTACCTGGATTTTTCCATGTAATTTTAAAGCTGGCAATTGACTCAACAATTATTCCATCTCCAATCATTTTATAGTATTAACCGATGTTTTTATCGCCTTGGAATTCTTTTCCACGATTTGACTTTTTAGTAGTTGGATCAACCGGTTTATAGTTTGCCCAAATTTCATTATAAATTCTACAAGATGCTCCCATAAAATTAACAATACCTACGTATTTTTTACGGTCATCGCCTTTCATTTTAGAAATTTTACGACCAATTGCTCGGGCATCATCTAGGTCTAATTCGTCTCCTTCATCTTTTCCAACCAGGTCTTTTATTGAATTACCTTCAGCTATTATACGATAAGTATATGATTCAAAGGTAGGTTCAGCATAACCATGCATAGAATCATCATTATCATCTTCATCAATTTCATAGTTTGGGTTGTCTTTTTTTATTATTGATAACCCATCTTCGATTGAATTAACTGGAATTAACATATTATTGCCAACTACATATAACCCATCACTACGTTCTTCAATTCGCATTGGACCTGATAAATCAAACTCCATACCGTCACTAAATTTCATATAATATTAATTATTTTCTTGGCAATTTTGCCATTGCAGAATCAACTTTCTTATTAACTGAACTTCCTTTAACTGTTATCTTAGCAAATTTAGAGTCAACGTTTTTACTAGGAACAGATCCTTTACCCTTTGGTAAACTTGAAGTACCTGTTTTAACTGATTTACTAGGAACAGATCCTTTACCTTTTGGTAAACTTGAAGTACTAGGATTAACCGATTTTTTAACTGATTTTCCATTTGGAGTTACCGTTGTTAATTTGGTATTAACCTGTTTAGTAACAGATTTACCTTTAGTCGGTGTACCTGTTGCAAGATCGCTATTTGATTTTTTCTCAAAAAGGTATTGCTCATAGCTTAGTACTGATTTCATATGTAATTTATTATTTTTAAGTTTATTATTTACTAAAGTTATTTATTAGCGGATCTTTTCACAAAAAGAAGAGGCTCTCTTTTGGAAAGCCTCTTACTTTAGTTATTAGTTAATCAATTAAGATTATGCAGAGTAACCAGTAGATGGAGCAACTGAACCAGTTAATACACCAAGACCTGTTACGTTCATAGTGATATACTGAGTTTCTGGATGCCATCCAGCTTCTGTGATTGCATAACGAGATTTCATACCAATTTTTGGAGAGAAAGTTCCCTCTGCAATTGTTTGAAGACTCTCTGCCATGATATAAGGTAAGAATTTAACACCTGGCTCCTCATCTGCACCTTTACGGCCGATATGGATACGGTTATCGCTAAATTTCAAGTTTGGATCTACATACACAGTTAAACCGTGAACTTTTCCAGCAGGGTATAATTGACCAGCACCAGAAGGTAAATCGTTATTGAACGGAGCGAAAGTATAACCAGCAACATCTGCTAAAGCAGAAGCAACACGGCCATTTGTTACGATGTATGTACCTGCACCGAAACGACCTCTATGATAAATCAAGTTAGCCATTTCAAGGATTTTAGTAACAACACGACGTTGTAAAGTTGAGATATTCTCAAAACCAGTTCCAACTGTTAAGTTTAAAGTGGTAATTCCTGAACCTTCAACTGAATTAACTGCAGTAGCATGAGTTTGACCTAAAGATAAAACTCTATCAGTTAATTTTTTGTTAATAGATTGAGCTAATTCGTTAACAGCAACGTTTTCTAACATTGACATTACGTCGAAATTCCAAACTCGGTTAAGATCTTGGATTTGCTCAACTGTTGCAGAAATAGAAACTTGATCTCCTTTTGCCTCAATGAATTTCGTAAACATACGAAGACCCATTTGACGGAATTTAGAATTTTCAGCATTTGCACGAGTCATACCTTCCATTTCAAGATTTTCACTTGAGTTTAAGAAAGGACCTTGGAAATCAGTAGTAGCATAGTCATCATCACTTACTGAACTAAAACCAGAAATATGATTTTCTAAAGCAGATACTAAACTAACAGTCATACCGTTAGCTCCACCAAAACCTAACCATGGTGCAGCGCTAGTTCCAGCAGCAGTATTACTACTATCACTACGACTACCTGAATGAGTAGTGTTGTCAATTGCAGTAACCGTTGCAGCAACAGTTGTTGCAGTTGGATCTGAAGCACCTTGAACTACCTTTAAAATTGGTAAACCGTCAATACGAGATTTTCCAACATATTGGAATTTAAATGCATTAGCTTCACCTTGAATATAGTGACCTACTAAAATTGCTGCATTCATTGCACTTGATAACTTAACTAAGAATGGTTCGTACTGAGTATCAGTATTACCACCTTGGTATACATAATCCAAATAAGGTAAGAAACCTACTGGAGAATCCATCGGAACTACACCAACTAGGTCGAAACCAACAGTTTTAGCAGCTACTTGAATTGCTACTGGTAAAAGGCTTGGGAATTTATCACCAGAACCAGATACAGAAGCACCGTAACCATTTTTAGAACCTGCAGTAAAAGGAGTCATAGAACTTGTTGGAGAACTAATTGCACCGATTGAAGAGATAGAACCTGGTTGTTGTAAAAACAAACCTGGAGCTGAGCCTGTTGTGTTTAAAGCTTCGTTTAATGAACCTGCATTTTCGAAGATTGCATGGTTGTGAGCGTAGTCAACTAACCAAGGGCGAGCTGAAACGTTTGCACCATAACCTTCTAATACTGGGGTCCAAGTTTCTTTGATTGAAGCATCG